CCTCTGGCCACCGCCAGCTCATATTGCGCCGTAGGCTTCCACTCTGGAAATTCCCGCTCTTCCTCCGGCTCTTCCTCCGGCTCTTGCTCCAGGGCCTTTTCCTCCTCACTCATCCGAACATCGCCCCGTACTTCTCCAGCTTGTCCAGCACCTCATTGGCGTACACCCGGTCCCCGTTGTCGTGCCCCCACCGGTAGGCGCACAGGGCCGCCCCCAGGTCATCGTACTTTTCCAGCAGCTCCCCCAGGTATGTGAGCCCGGTCCGAATGTTCTCCTCCGGCGCCATGACAGAGGCCCCGGGGAAGTATTTCTCTTTTAATTGCATGAGTCCGTAGCAGTCCACGTTCCGTGCGTTCCTGTTGAAACTGCTCTCTTGCTCGATGACCGCCAGCCCCAGCTCCGGCGCCATGTGGTAGGCTTCACAGGTCTCATAGAGGGCCGTCAGTTCCACGTCGTAGAGCGGCGCCCCCCACGGATTGGCGGGCTTCTCCACCACCTGGGCAGTCTCCAGGATCATCTTTACTTGCTCTTCTTCCTCCAATTCCGGCTCTGTTTCCTCCAAAGTGTTGGCGGAGAGCGGTTCCGCCACTTGCTGGTAACTTGCCGCTGTCTCTTGGACCGCCTCTGCCTCCGGCGTCTCCGCCACGGCCACCTTGCAGAGGATAAAGGCCATCAGCACCAGCGCCGCCGCCAGTACCGCCACCGCCAGTTCCACGCCCCGGCTTCTTTTCTTCACCGGCACCGCCACCTGTTTGACCTGGCGGACCGTCACCGTCACAAATTTCGTCTCCATCACACCATCCCCCTGCCTTCTACGATTTTCCGGGCCACCTCGTCTGTCTCATACTTGACCCTGGACCCCACCAGGTTCCCGATCTTCTTCTCTCTGGCCCACTCTTTGGCGTCCGTCCGCTTCATGCCCAGCTCACCGGCCAGGTCTGTCAACGTCATCATGCCCCCGTATATTTCCCGGAGGATATTTCTCTTCTCTCTGACCTTGCATTGCAGCTCCGTCATTGACTTTTCCCCTCCAATTTGGTAAAATATAGGTATAGCCGTTACCCCAAATACGACTATCCTCTGCCCCGACAGGTCCCCCGACCTGCCGGGGCCCTTTTTATATCTCGCTATCCTTTGCCGTCCGTACCTGGAGCAGCGCCACCGGGTATTCCGGATCGTAGTCAAACGTGATTCTGACTTTCCCGACCTTTTTCCTGTGCTTCTTCAGCCCGTAGGCGATGCCCATGAATTTGTCCATGACAGTCTCGCTGTTCGCCCAGAACCTTTTTCTCTGGGACAGCTGATCCGGCTCATACCCATAGTGCCTGGCCGCTACCTCTTCCGTCACCATCCAGAAGCGCTCCTCCCCCGTCTCACCGTGCCCCATATCAAATCCCAACCTCTCAGCTTGTGTCATTATTGCGTCTTGCCCCGTTCCCCCGCTCGGTGGTAAAATGCGGGCGGAGGAAGGAGGTGAAACTATGCCCGATACGTCCAAACTTCGCAAAACGATTCAAGATTTTGAGTTCTATGCCCGTCCGGCCAGCAGCAATGGCCGGGACCCATGCACCGTTGATGATTTCGACAACCTGATCCGCCGTACTAAAAAGGTCCTGAGTGCCATCGTCGATGAATTGGACAGCATGGAGTGAATGAGGGAGGCCGTCAGTCGCCACTGACGGCCTTTTCCTCTATCGTCACGACCCCGAGAGCTTCCAGCTCGCTGTAACACTCTGCGATTACCTCTTGGGCGGCGGTCAGCTTGTCCAAAATCTCTTTCACTTTTCCCTCCGGGACGCTGATCTTGATGTCATACTTTCTCATTGCCATTCTTAACCCCCTCACTCATGTTTTACATGTTGAACAATCCTGAGTAAAAAAAACAGTTGTCACCGGTTTCCCTAGTGCATCAGCGAGCCTTACTAGCGTCGTTGTCTTTGCGACCTGCATCCTTCCACTTTCAAGTCCGGAGATCGTTACCCTTGATACACCAGACTTTTCCGCCAACTGTTCCTGTGTCATATCCATCTGTTCTCTGAACTCTCTCATTCTGTTTTCCATGTAAACACCTCCTTCCCGTGTTTCAAGTGCAGTTTAACACGTTTAACTGTCGATGTCAACCCCGTTAAACATTTTTCTTGCATTTGTGTTTTACCCGTTGTATAATCTATTTAACAAATAGTTGCGTTAGTAGAGGGGTGCAAAAAATGACGCTAGGTGACGTGATTTCAGCGTATAGATCAGAACATAGTCTCACTATGGGCAAGTTCTCTGAAATGTCCGGCATCAGTAAGGGCTACATTTCCATGCTGGAGCGCAACCGGACCCAGCGTGGTGATGAGCCTGCTCCTTCCATCGAGACATACCGCAGCGCCGCCGCCGCTATGAACATTGACTTAGATGATCTCATCCGCATGGTTGACGGGAAAATTCGCCTCTCTAATGTTACCCCCCTCCCCGCCGACGCCTTCCCCATCAATCCCACCCACAAAATCCCGCTGTTAGGCCAGATCGCCGCCGGGTCCCCCATCTACGCCGACGAGAATGTGGAAGGCTACATCTGGACCGACCACAACCACGGCGCCGAGTATTTCGGTCTCCGGGTCCGTGGCGATTCCATGAACGCTGCCGGGATACGCCCCAATGACATTGTGATCGTCCGCCGTCAGGACATGGTTGAGGAGGGCGACATTGCCGTTGTCCTGGTGGATGACTCTGCCACCATCAAGCGCTACCGTCAGGAAGGCAAGACCGTCATTCTCTCCCCTCAGTCCACCAACCCGGAAAACCGGGTGCAGATATATTCCCTTAAAGAGCATATCATCAAGGTCCTGGGCAAAGTGGTGGAGAGCCGGACCTCGTACATCTGACCCGCTCGCAGAATAGGAGGTATTGTTATGGCCCTTGTGAAATGCCCTGAGTGCGGAAAAGAAGTCTCCAGCGCCGCCACCGCCTGCCCCAACTGCGGCTATCCCATGGATGCCGTCCGGCAGGCCGCCAGCGTCGTCACCGGCCAGCCCCCGGAAGGTGATGACCTCCCTCCCGGCGTGACCCGCCTTGGTCCAATAGACCGCAAGGACACTTTTGCCGGGATCGGTATTGCCATCATGGGTGTCTGCTGCCTCCTGATTTTCCCTATTTTAGGAATTATCACTGTGCTTATCGGCCTTGCCTTCATTGGCGCTAAGCGGTCCGGCCCCTGCCCTCACTGCGGCCTCGGCATAACCATCCGCAACAGCGCCACCGAGGGCAGGTGCCCAAACTGCAAGCAGCTATACACCCACTCCGGCGACTACCTGAAGCGGGTGGACGTGACCTGAACAAAATAAAAACCGCTCCCGGTGCTGGAACACCGAGAGCGGCATACACAAAGGCTGACCTACCACAGTCAAGGACCTTTTGCGCCCAAATTATACCATAACGGGCGGAAGGTTGCAAGAGAAAAGGAGAATCCCATGCCCTACGATTATATCCGCAAATCCGCCCGTGTCAACGGGAAACTCTGTGCCGCCTACGGCAAATCAGAGCGGGAGGCCACCATGAAGCTGGCCGAGAAGGTGACCGCCGTCCGCCGTGGTGAGGACACCGTTGGCGGCAGCATGACGGTGGACGCCTGGTACACCCTCTGGCTGGACACCTACAAAAAGCCCAAGGGCCTGACACCTAAGAGCCTCGGCATGTATGATGAGAAATATAACGGCTACATCAAGCCCCGGATCGGCACCATGAAGCTCCGGGATGTCCGGGACGTCCATCTCCAGACCATCCTCAACGAGCAGGCCGGGAAATCCGAATCCCACCTGAAGAAGATACGTCTCGTCATGCAAGAAATGTTCCGCCGTGCCCGCCAGTCCCATCTCATTGTCTACGATCCCGCCGAAAGTCTGGAACTGCCCAGCTGCTCCGACGGCGCCCGCCGGTGCATCACCGAAGAGGAGCGCAAGTACATCCTTGCCCTCGCCAAGACCCACCGCTCCGGCCTCTGGATTTTGACCTTGCTTTATACTGGAATGAGGCCCGGCGAGACCGCCGCCCTCACTTGGGGTGACATCGACTTCCAGGCCGACACCATCCAGATTCATGCCGCCAAAGAATCTGGCTCCACCACCATCAAGTCCCCCAAGACCAAGGCCGGATACCGAACTCTCCCCCACATCCACAAAGAGCTGCGCCCTCTGTTGGAATCTGCCGCCGTTGGCAAGGCCCCGACGGATCCTGTTTTCCCCACCGGCGCCGGGAACTTCCAGAACGACAACAGCATCCGCCGTCTCTGGTCCAGCTTCAAACGGGACCTGGACATATCCATGGGCGCCGAGACCCACCAGAACAAGATCATTAAATCTGTGGTTGCCCCTGACCTTGTGCCCTACTGTCTCCGCCATACCTTCGCCACCGACTGCGCCCGTGCCGGTGTCCCCGTTGACACGGTGCGCTGGCTCATGGGCCACACCGACATCTCCGTGACCGCCAACATCTACCAGTCCGCCGACATGGCCACCATGGAAAACGGCCTAAAGCAGCTGGACGGCACCGCCGAAGAGGAGCGCCAAAAGGCCGAGGAGGAAAAGCGCAAGGCCGAAGAGAAGAAAAAAGCGGCAGAGCATCCCGCCCCTCCCGCTCGTGGCCGTGTGATTTTAACATCACTTTTAACATCACCCAATGGCACAAAAAGACCGAAAAAGCCCACTTCCAGATTGCCCGTCAGATAAAAAGAAAAAGCCTTGAAACTGCTGACACCCAGCAATTTCAAGGCTTTTTCAACGTGGTACGCCCGGAGGGACTCGAACCCCCAACATTCAGAACCGGAATCAGTTATCAGTTCCGCTCCCGCTCTTAGCGCCCCAGTACTTCCAGACTTCGCCCGCAGAATTTAACATCACTTTTCGCATCACCGTATTATAACACGCCATGCGCCCGGTATCAACCAAAAGCGCCACTCGGCAAAAGCCGGGTGGCGCTTTCTTCATCCCTTGAGCGCATTTGCCAGCTTCAGCAGCAGGTCATCGCCGTACCGATAGCTGTCCAGGAAGGTGATGGTCTGATCGCTCAGGCCTGCCTTCTCCTTCACGATGGCTTTGGCTTCCTCTTTGGTCATGGTCTTTTCCTCCCTCAAACGATTTTTGAAAAGTTCCCAGGCGGTGGGCTCCATGAAGTAAGCCGGGCAGTGCTTACCCGTCACATCGAAGTGCCGTACCACATGGTCGATGTCCACGCTGTACTTCTCCATCAGCGCCTTCGTGAGCCTTGCCGCACGGGCCATGGTCTCCTCTGTTGCCTGGAGCACTCCGTCCCGGCTGGTGTCGCACATCTCGATGGAGATCGAGTTTGCGTTGGTACAGATATGCCACAGCGTCCCGCCCCCGGTCTGGGCACAGTCCGCATATTTGGTGTCTGCTCCCACGGCGTATGCCACCGTCAGGTCCTTCACGCTCTGGGTCACACTGTCGTCGTCCACGAAATAGTGGGCCGACGCCTTCTTCTCCAGGACCCTTTGATAGTACTTGGCGTTGGCCGTGTCATGGTCCCCGTCGTTGCCGGTATAGTGCAGCGCAATATACTTGATTTTGTCCGCCGTCCGGCTCCCCCCGCAGTTTTTGGAGTTGCAGGGGATATACGGGATGTCCTTCAGAATGTCGTCCACGCCTTACTCACCGCTTTCCTCACTGTTCTTGGTCCCCTTTTCCTGTAGGACCTGGAACATTTTCTTTACCGTGTCCGGGTAGTCAATGCCCATCAGCCCCAGATTTTCCAGCAGAGATAGGCCCTCATTCCCGGCGAAGAACAGGATCACGCCGTTTCTCACATAGTTGACCCCCATCGCCAGGTCCAGGTGGTGTCCCACCAGGACCACCAGCAGGATGGCCCCCTTCCGGGCAAGTCCCTTAAACCCGGCTCGGCTGTCCAGTGCCCCGCTCTCCGACTTGTTGCTTTTTTTCCAGAGTCCAGCAACCATGACCCCCGTGATGTAGTCAGCAGCCATGAGCACTGCCAGCAGTTTCATAGGATCATCCCAGCCTCCTAGTGCGTTTGTAACGATGGTCCCCACCACCGAAAAGATGGCCAGGACCCCGTTTTTGATTTGAGTTCCGTTCATTTAGCTCCCCTCCTTGGTGCCTTTCCGTTTTGCCTCCATGCCGTCCGCCGCCCGATGGAGCGCCAGCGCCGTCCGGCACCGAATGGGAAGTCCCTTACTCCCACTCCCCCACGATCTCCTCCAGCCTTGCCCTGGCTGCCAGGGCCTCCTCCTCCCGGACCTCGGCCCCGAACTGCTCCAGCACATAAGCCTGTGCCCGGATGATCTCCGCCTGCCGGATGCAGATGTCCGTCAGCTCGTCGATCACTTCCGTGCTGCTCATGGCTTACTCCTCTTTGGCCTGGTAGGCTTCCCCGGTGATGGCTTCATACTCCTCTGCCGTCACCGTGCCCGCCGCCACACGCCCCGCCAGCACGGCCTTGACGCCGTTCCGGCGGACAGATGGCACCTCGCTCCACAGCTTGGTCCCCGCCACCAGTCTGTTGGCCCAAATCTCATTCATCGTCTTTTCCTCCTTCCATCGCTTCGTCCAGCTCGCACAGCGCCTCCTCGATGGCCGCCAGCCGGTCCTCCGTGCTCTCGTCCATCTCGCAGACCGCATTTTCCACCGCCGCCACCGCCGCCTTGGCCTGCTCTGCCACAGGCCCGGTCTTGTCTACCACCCGGTAATGGCTGTCAATTTCGTAACGGTCGTAGCAGTTCCCCGCCTGGTCCTCCGTGCTGGAGAGCTTCCGCACCACCCGGAACCGGTCCGTGATGACCTGATCCGGGTAGCTCTGCTCCACCTCGTGGAACCCCGTCAGGCTGGTGTGGGTGCTGCCCTTCGTCCGTAGGACTTCCACATCTTCCACTGTTCCAAAAACGTACTCCATGTCAATGCCTCCTTCCTTTGCTTGGCCCGAATGGCCCGTTTCCATTTCCGCACCAGCCGCTCTCCGTGAAAGAGGTACTTGTAGATGCGGTAGTTGTTGCAGTGCTTCAGCTGGCCCACCCGGGACATGAGACTTGCCGCCATGGAGGCCAGTGCCTTCTTGCCCTGCTCCTCCCGCTTTCTGAACCGCTTGACGGCCCGCTTCATCCGGATCAGGTTGTGCTTTCTCGGAATGATGTACCCTCTCCCGTATCGGTAGCCCACGGCGTCCGGCATCCGCATCTTTGGCCGTTCAAACCCTTTCCGTGGAGGCTTCACCGCCACCTTCTGCACCTTGCCCACCGTGCGGAATACCTGCCAGTCATCCTTTATCTTCATGCCTCTCTGGCGGAGCCATCCGTCCACTATCCCCTTCAGCTTCCGCAGCTTTCGCTTGCTGCTCCCGAATATGGTTAGGTTGTCCACATACCGTTCATACCGCTTGCAAAGGCCGCTCTGCCGGATGATCTGGTCCAGCGGTTGCAGTACCGTGTTGGCAAACCACTGTGACGTGTACGCCCCGATGAGGACCCCGCCCTTCACGATCCGCTCGATAAGGTCCAGCACCTTCCAGTCCTTGATGAGCTGCCGCATCCGCTCCATCACGGCCTCCACTGTCAGGCTGTCATAGAAGTGCCGGATGTCCGCTGTCAGCTCGTACCGGGTCCCCTTCTGGTCTTTGTCCATCCACCGGGAGATGGCCTCTCTCGCAAGGCTGGACCCTCTCCCTCGGATAGACCCACAGCAGTACGGGTCCATGCCCCGCATGAAGATGGGTTGCAGCATTTGGATCAGCGCATGGTGTACGTACTGGTCCGGCCATTGGATAGGCTCGCTCACCGTCCGCCACTTCAGTGCGCTCGGGTCCCACCGCTCGCTCACCTTCGGTTTGTGCTGCCGAAAGCCCCGTAAAATGATTTTCCGTAGTTCTTTGACCCGCTCCTCTTTGGTCGTCTCCACCCAGGCCGTTGTTCCGTTCGGCTTGTGCCGAGGTCCCCAATGGTGTGTGCGGTTCACTTCGTCGATGGCTAGCCCCAGATTCTCGTCTGAGACCAGCTTCCCTATGAGATTGCCGATTCTGTGCAAGGGACTTGTCCTCCTTTTAGCTGTACGGACTTTCCAACGCCTTCCCCATTCGGGCCCCCTGGGCCATGCAAGGGAGGTGTACTCACCCGCTCCCTAGTAGCTTATCTTCACCGTGTGGTGTGCGACTACCTGCGCCATGGTCCCGGGCGTCTCCGCCCAGGGCCGGAACAATGAGGACTTCATTTGTTAGCGTAAAACCTAAAAGGTGGCGAGAGCCGATGTTGCCGTTGGAGTTCGACGCCGAGTTGTAGTTGACGTAGAACAAGCCGTGGTTGGTGTTCTGGCTATAGTTACCGCCCCGATAGAGGCAGGGGTTCGACGAGTTGAAGTTCCAGTTATCGCAGGACCCCGGCACACATAAAAACACCGGCTTTGCACAGGTAGCCCCAACCACAGGCCCCGCTCATGCGGGACCCGTGGATTTGGGTGTTTCTCTTGGTATTTCTTTTTGAACTGTCATGTTCTCTTTGCCCCGTTCGTGAGAGGGGCTGCGGCCCCCCTCACACTTCCCCCTTAGGGGAGAATTTGGAGGCGAGAGCCGATGTTGCCGCTGGAGTACGACGCCGAGCTGTAGTTGACGAAGAACAAGCCGTGGCCGGTGTTCTGGCTATAGCTACCGCCCCGACAGAGGCAGGGGCTCGACGAGCCGAAGTACCAGAAATCGCAGGAGTAGGTCGTGGCGCTTCCACTGCTTGCAGAGGGCATAAACAGCGGGAACCCGCCTGCCGTAGTCACCTTGAATGCGCTCGGCCATCCGCTCGTCAGCGTCCCGGCGCAGGTACCGTTGCCCGTGTCCGAGAAGTTGTTTGGGTTCAGGATGATGTTCAGGCCGTTTCCGTTGTAGTAGCAGCCGTCCACCCAGTCATAGACGTTATCCCACAGCCCCTCAATGTTGCGGTACTGGGTCCCGCCGTAAGTGGTCCGGTCGGCCGCCGTGGTCCCGGTGTGATATGGCATGGAATCGGTGTAGCCCATGGTCATGATGGCCGAGGAAGTGGAGCAGCCATAGCCGATGGTTGTCTGGCTGTCCCAGTCCGCAAACTCCACGATATACAAAAGCCATTCGGTGAAGATCATAGCCCAGTCGCTCTGGTAGATCGTGCTCCCCAGGGCGTGGATGCCGGACCGGAATGCGGACCGGGTGGCGCTCACCTTGGGGCTGGCACCCGTCGTGCTCTTGTAGTTGCTGTCGCAGTGATACCGCCCGGCGTACACCACGTCCCGCTCCCCCTTGCCGTCTCCACGGTTCATGTGGGCCAGGGAGACCACAAAGCCGTCCACCTGCTTATCCGCAATGCGAATACACAGGTTGCTCCCGGTCTGGGTCAGGCTGTACCAGAACTTGGGGATTGCCACCACCTCACCGGCAACGGAATCCTTGCTTCTCACCATCCCCGACCAGGGAAGCAGCTCGTCGAAGGGCGATCCGTATGTAGAGGCCCCCGCCACGTATGGAACCGGGTCCGCATACTCGGCGGAGTTGTCCGTCCGGGTCCACTTGGTGGTGCTTGTCCCGTCCCAGGTGGCCCCGTAGATATTGGGAAGGTCCACCGTCACCACCAGGTCCACCTCGTCGCTCTCCAGGTAGTTGGTCCCTTCCTTCACCGTCACCGTCAGCGTGGCGGCGCCGTTCTTCCCTTCCGCCGTCACCGTCAGTGTGGTCCCGCTGATAGACCCCTTCGCCACCAGCGGGTTGTTGCTCTTTACCTCCACGGCTCCGTCCCCGGACCGGCTCACTGCCACCGTGGCCGACTTGGTGCCCGGGTCCGTAAAGGAGAGCTCCGTCTTGTCCAGCGCCACCGTGGGCTTTGCCTTCCCGATGCTCCACGTTACCGTCTTAGCCCCCGTGGTCCCGTCCTCCCACTGGTAGTTGGCCTTGGGCGTGAAGGTCGCACTGTAGCTCCCGGCGTTGGTCCCGCCTGTGGTCCCCCCGATGGTCATTTTACCCGTGT